AAAACGACACTTATGTCGAAAAGGTCAAAGATGTGCTTGGGAAACACTTTCAGTATCAACTTACACAACTCGGATATGAGGCGTCAAACAAAGGGATTGGATGGCTGCATGTATATCTTGATCCGGAAGGAGAGTTGAAAACAATCGTGATCCCGGCGGAGCAGTGCATTCCGTACTGGTCGGACAGAAGCCATACAGAACTGGATGCCATGATCCGGGTATACAATACGACGGTATGGCAGTATAACCAAGAGAAAGAGATTACGAATGTAGAAATTTGGACAAAGGACGGCGTAAAATATTACCGTTTAGAAGGACAAATGCTCGTCTACGATAACGATAAAAGTATGGATGCAGGCGGACCCGTAGCGCATTATAAAAGCGTAGAGGAGTGGAAAACGTGGGGGAAAGTGCCATTCATTCCGTTTAAAAACAATCAGATCGAAATGCCGGACATCAAATTTGTAAAGAGCTTAATTGATGGCTATGATTTAGGGCGCAGTGAAGCGGCGAACTATATGGATGAGGTCAAAAACCTGATATTTGTCTTAAAGGGGTATGGAGGTCAAAATCTATCAGCTTTTATAAAACAGCTCAATGAAGACAGAGCAATTTTGATCGACGACGCAGAAGATGGAGGCGTCGATACGCTTACGCCACAAATGGATATTACTGCATTGCGGGAGCACTACGAGCAGTTAAACCGCGATATTGTAGAGAGCGGGCAATCGGTAAATAAAGACTTGGACAAATTCGGATCAGCGCCGTCCGGTGTGGCTTTGAAATTCATGTACAGTAGTCTTGACCTTAAATGCAACCTTATGGAAACGGAGTTCAGCAGAGGGTTTGAGCTGCTATTGTATTTTGTGGATCTGTATTTGCAGATTTCCGGACATGGATATTACGAAAAGATTGATGTAGAGCTGGTCTTTAACAGAGATATGGCGATAAACGAGGCGGAGCAGATCCAAAATTGTAGTAATTCGCAGGGGATTATATCGGATGAGACACTGATCGCGCACCATCCTTTTGTGTCTGATGTGGAAGAAGAACTGGAAGCGTTGAAAAGGCAAAAGGAAGAATATAGTCCGTCGTGGGATCAAGCGCCGATTGTAAAGGACGGAGGAAATGGAGAAGAATAGCGAATACTGGGAAAAGAGACTTGCGTCGGAAACGTGGAAAACTTACAACTCACTGGAAGAAAAGAACCGGGAACTGTTGGAGTTTTATATCGATGCGAGTGAAAGTGTAAAAGATGAGCTCTATCGGCTGGCCGAGAAGTACAGCAAGGATGGGGTTCTTTCTCTTTCTGACATGCACAAACAGAACCGTCTCACGGAGTTGAACGGAAAGTTTGAAAAGATCATAGAGGATCTTGGACATTCAACGGAAGCATTTGCAAAGAAAAACATGCAGGACGGATTTCGAAAAGTGTACGCAGATACGGCGGAAAGCATGGGAGATATTGATTTTTCAATGCCAAATAAAAAGCTGATGGAAAAGTTGATGGAAACACCGTGGCGAGGGGATAACTTTTCGGGAAGACTCTGGAAGAATCAAAAGAAATTGGCAGTCAGTCTGAATGATATCCTGCTCACGGGATTACAGCAAGGAAAAACAGCGGTTGAAATCGCGATCATGCTCCATAACCGTATGGGGCAGGGATTTAACGAATGTCACAGGCTTGTCCGAACGGAAACAATGCATTATTTGAATGATGCGACCTTGCAGCGTTATAAAGACGCAGATGTTAAGTATGTGCAGATTTTAGCAGCAAGAGATGAAAGAACCTGCGATATTTGTGGAGGATATCACGAAAAGGTTTATCCGATCGAGGAGTGTATTCATGTTCCGCTTCACGCAAACTGTAGATGTACGATCATTCCGGTTACGGATGAGAAGTTGATTGTGGAATATGAAAGAAAGCTTGGGAAAAAGATACCTAAGGGTGATATTGCAGATAAGACATGGAAAAAGCGGATTGGAAATATAATGAAAATCTCTATTCCGTATGATGTGTATAAGACTTCGAGAATGAATAAAGCGACAAAAAGAAAGATTGAGAGTGCGATCAGGAGATTAGAAAAAGAGTACACTGTATATTTAGATGGCATTGAAGGCGGGAAAATGAAGAAAGGCGACATTTTTGGAAGCGGCGGTTTCGTTGATGATGATGGCGTATTGCGGTTTGAGTTGCTATTTAATTATAATGTGGATTATCAGAAGGTTGAACGCCGTATGGAATACTTGTATAATATAGGTGAAATGGCAGGAAGTACATTCGAAGACTATATCGCACATGAAATTGCGCACATTTTGCCATTTCAGAATTGTATAACAGAAGAAGATTATAGAAATATGAGAGAAGAACTCCGCAAGACGTTTGTCGCAGGTATTTCAGGGTATTCTGATCGGACATGTGATGGCGCGGAAAGTCTGGCGGAAGCTTTTGTAAGATATAGAAATGGAGAGAGGATTCCGAATGAAGCAAAAGAACTCATCAAAAAATACATATATCCTTGGAGGAAGTAGTTTTGCGCTTCCCAAATGCATGTTATGTGATAATTTTATAGAAGATCACGATAAACATACTATGCGATGCAAAGCATTTCCTAGAGGTATTCCGTCCACGGTAATATGGGAGCCATACGAAAAGGAATGTAATAACGGAATAAAATTTGAAGAAAATGAGTAGATACCACCGGTCGAATACGATTGGTGGTATTTTTATATCCAGAAATAGGTAATTGCGAAACAAGTCCGCAATCCTGACTGAAAACAGGCGAAGGCTCCTGTCATGCAGGATTCTTGGGATAGGAAGTGAAAATCGTTCATTTCTTGGCACAACAAATAAACCTCATGGGCTTATGAAGTTGGTAAGTCCTATGCTATGAGTGGTTTTAAACTTCGTATGTATTGATGCTGGTGAATTTTATCAGCAACCATGACAGTTATTAACTGAGAAATTCCTGCAAGCAACAAATCTGCATGTAGTGTTTTCTCATTTTGGGTTTTACGACCGGCAATACAGAAACTGTCTTTAAAATGGTTGATTGATTTTTCAACGTTTACACGGATTTTATAGGTCTCATCCCATTCTACGGAACCACGTTCCACACCGGGATAGGCACGCAGATTCTTTTCGGGGTAAATGTAAATCATTCTTCCACAGGAAGATGTGGTACAGGGGTTCTCACAGCGGCAGACACGGCGTTTCGTTTTGGTTTCACGGTTGTATTCCCATTTCATTTTAGGGCATACAAACTTCATGCTGGGAAGTTTGCTTCTCAGATGAGATTTACTCCCTTCCCGTTTCATAGGAAGTGTGGAATCATGCGGACAGCAAGGAACACCATTTTCGTTGAAGGTGTAGCCATTTTCTTCCATTGATAGTTTTGTCCGGAGTGGAATAAATGCTTTTTCAAAGCCAAGATCATCCAAAAGGGCTTTGTAGATTTCAATGGTATCAAAAGCGGCATCGCCTAGAAAAGTTTTAGGGTTGATCAAAGGATGCTTCTGAAAGAAATCAATCAAAACAGGGAGCAGTGCCTTAGAGTCCGCAAGTGATTTATCTTCATCTGGTGAATCGGATTTCTTTTCAACAATGATATTAGGATGAGCATTTAGGAAATCTTTATTGTAGAAGGTAATATCGCGAACAATACCAAGACCATTAGTGACAATACCAAACTTATAGGCATAGCAGAAATGTCCGTTGATGTACATCTGTTGGATAGCTGGGTTAGCAGTAGCGTGTGCAGGCATTGAGCCGTAAGCAGCTTTGTAAGGATCAAAGTTTTTATCAAAGTTGTGAGCCTTTGCAAAGGCCTTTAACTGTTTTATGATACGGTTTGCGTATTTCGGATTATTTTCTGTTACCCATGCCTCAATTCCAGAAGTATCAAAGATACTCATGGAAGCAAGGTTAGAATCAATACGTTGGCAGATCGGTTCAGTGATATCAACTAAGTGATCGAACATCGATTGTAAGTCCATAAGAAAGTCCTGTTTAAAGCGGGTAAATTTTGAGGCATCAGGAACAACACGGAAGCCACAGAAATCCCGTAGTTCCTGAGAATATTTTAAAAATATAATCAGAAGAGTATCTGTCGGGATTGAGAAAATGCGCTGAATAAGGAGAGCCTTAATCATAGGATAAAGTGGATGCTTACGAGGTCTTCCTGTAGAAGCGTGAAAATGAGTAACAAAAGAAACAGGAACAATTTCATCAAGATTAATGGTTTGGTCAAGTAGAGAAAGAAACTGATATTTGTCATTATCGAATTTATTTTGGCAATCTTCAAAAACTTCTGCCAAAGTGAGCTGCTTATATGGTATCATATAGGTACATCTCCTTTCGGGTGGTTGGTTTATAGTTTCTAGGCAACTCTATTTTACCACAATCCGTTGAGGAGATA